TTATACTATCGCACCAATCTTTTTGTTTTGGAAAGGAACCACAACAAAGTAGTGTCTATAAGCCAAATCATTAGTTTGATTAGTTGGGTTGTTTTCAGCCTTTGCGAAATACTGCTTAGTTAAACCAGTCTTCTTTGCAATTGCCTCTTTTACAAATATTACAGATGCTTCGTTATCTGTTGCAACGGCTACAGAACCATAAGGCTTTTTAACACCTGCCGCAGTAAATACTGGCATTGCACCTTCAAATGTGTGAATTTCAAAATTCGCAATTACAGGGTTTACTTGACCTTTAGTGTAATTAACTAACTTGTCACCAAAGTTTTTACGATCTAATAATAAATCGTTATAGTGGTCATTAGTTAAAACTAATCTACATTGACCCCAACCTTTTACACGTCTCTTTGCCTCAACTAAATCAGCGTAAACCAATCTTTTCTTACCAGTTGCAGGATTAACATCTCCAGTTGCCTCAATAATTGGCGTATCTGCAGTATCTCCTTGTGGAGCAATAGAGTGAATTGCTTTTTGGAATTTAGCAACTAAAATACTTCTAATAAGTGCTTTAGTAACCACATCAATTTTATCATAAGATGCACCGATAATTTGGTCATCAGATAAAGTAACTACTTTAGTTTGGTACTTATCTAAAGTAATTTCAATTGTACCGTCATCGTAAGTTTGAATAGCAATAGGGTAAGTATTGTTATTGATTAATACATCAACTTCAAACTCTGTACTTGGTACATAGATTTTGTTCTTTTCAGACGCCTGTCCTTGATTAATTTCAACAACACTTGCTGCTATTTCTGCAATTCCGTTTAGGAATGTTGCAATATCAGACTGGTCAAGGTTTTGGATAACACGTCCTAACCATACTTCTGGAAAATTTGCTGGCATTTTCTTTTTTATTTAGTAGTGAATAATTTTTTGTATAACTCTGGCTGTTTTGTCTTAAAAGACAATTGAGCCTCGTGATTTAACTTTTGAAAGTCCTCAATAGTTTTAACTTCAGTATCACCTGCGGTTTGAACTTGAGCACCTAAACTCGCTTTTGCAGGAATACCTGCTAAAGTAGAAGTCAATAATTCAGGATTTGAAATACCAAGATTTACAAAGTCCGCCGATTTGTCTGCAGTAATTCTACCTTCTTTAACAGCCGTTTCAACTTGCAAGTTGATTGCTGCTAATTTTGCTTGCTCTTCTTTTTGAGCAATAGCGTTTAACTTTAATTCTAAAGCCGTTTTTTCAGTCTTTAGTGTATCACGTTCAGTACCTAAAGCAAGTAATTTTGCGTTTAGTTCTGCTTGATCCATTTCTGAACCAATAGCAACTCCTAATAAAGTACAAACTGCTGCCTCTAATTTGATTTTCATATTTTTAATGTTTTCGTTTTTAATTTCGATTTTAACTTCTTTTGTTTCATCAGTAATAGACAAGCATAGTTCTTTAACTTCCTGATCTGTTAAAGGAGTTTCATTATCGCCTACATAAAGCCTAATTGAATTGGCATTACTTGGAATTGCCACAATAGAAACCTCATACAATTCACATTTAGTAAGTATTAGTTTTCCTCCTACCAATTTTAAGTCCTCTCTATTAAAAGAAATTCCCATTGAGCAAGATTTTATAAAACCTCTATCCACTTTGCCTTCTATCTTTTTAACATCTTTATCTTCGCTGTCAAAAACTGGGCGACCAGTTAATAGTCCTTTTGTTTTTTTAACCTTGTCCCAACTACCAAGTACATTACTTGTATCGTTCCAATGGTTATCTAACATTACAGGATTGTTTTTAAAACGAGATAATCCAATCCCTGCTGTAAGGATTGAAAAGCCGTAAGAGTTCTCTACGGTTTCATCGTTAAAAACAAATGGTTGCTTTGGCATTAATACTTCATTTTTTGATATTGTTATTACTAATAATGACTGCAAATATTGGTAAGAAAGAAGTATTAAAAAAATAGTTGTAAAGCCACTTAACAGATGTGTAAAGTAGGTTTACAGAGTTGTTAAGTGGCTTTACGGTTTTTTGAGTAGCAATCTATTTTATAGCAATTTTGCTATAAATATATTATATATGGGACTTAAAAAATCGGAGGCACAAGAGTATGCCAAAATGCTATTTTTAGACACTACACAAAAACTGACAATTAAAGAAATTGCTGAACGTGTTGGTGTGCGCCCTAATACTGTATCTAATTGGATTAAAAAAGAAGGTTGGGCTAAATTGCGAAAATCATTAATGGTAACACGCCAAAAAATGATAGGCGATTTGTACGACCAGTTAGAATGGTTAAACAATGATATTAAAGAAAGAGATATAAAAGTAGCCACGTCAAAGGAATCAAATACAATAGCCGTCATTACTACCTCTATTAAGCGGTTAGAAACGGAAACATCAATCGCAGAAGTCTATGAAGTGGCTACTTCTTTTTTGGATTATCTAAAGCCTCAAGACTTTGCTTTGTATAAAAAGTTGATACCAATATTTGACACTTTCATTAATTTAAAAATGAAATAATGGCAACTAAAACAGAGGATAAAAAATATTTAAGACTGTGGCAACAATATCGTGAGAATAGTGCGAAAGCAACGCCTATTGATTTAAACGAAACACCTGCAGAAAAGCAAAAGCGTATTGCTCATTTAGAGGCAAATCCAGAGAAATGGAAAAAATATTACTTTCCTAATTACTGTACTTCTGAATCTGCACCTTTCCATATTCGGTTTACAAAGCGAATTATTAACAATTCGGAATGGTATGAGGTTATTTCGTGGGCTCGTGAATTAGCAAAGTCGTCAACTATAATGATGGTTGTTATTTATCTTGTATTAACTGGTAAAAAGAAAAACATTTTATTAGTGTCTAATACGTTTGATAATGCCAAACGATTGCTTTTGCCTTTTAAAGCAACTTTAGAAACTAACAATCGAATTATTAACGATTACGGCAAACAAGAAAGTTTAGGTAATTGGGAGGCACACGAATTTATTACAAAAAAAGGAGCATCGTTTAGAGCACTTGGAGCAGGACAAAGCCCACGTGGAACTAAAAATGATGCCGTTAGACCAGATGTCATCATATTAGATGATATTGATACAGATGAGGAATGCCGTAACCCACAACGTATAACCGATAAAATGAAGTGGATAAATGAGGCATTGTATCCTACACGATCAACTTCAAGAGATTTACTTTGGATTGCAGCAGGAAACATTATCGCTAAATATTGTTGTATTACTGAAATGGCAAAAAGAGCAGACAAACACGAAATTATTAATATTCGTGATAAAAAAGGTAATAGTACTTGGCCTGCTAAAAACACCGAAAAGTTGATCGATAGAGTGCTTTCCAAAATTCCCTGGTCTGCTCAACAAAAAGAATATTTTAACAATCCAATTTCTGAAGGTGATATTTTCAAAGAGTTAACTTACGGCAAAGTGCCTAAACTTTCAACTTGTGATCAAGTTGTAGTTTATGCAGATCCATCAACTTCAAATAAAGATAGAGGTCGTAATAAACAGGCGTCTTATAAATCTGTAGTTGTAGTTGGTTCTAAAGGTCGCAAACGCTACATATACAAATGTTGGGTTTTACAAACCAGTAACGCAAAATTTGTAGATTGGTTGTATGAGGCGTATTTATATTTGAAAGAAAATAATGTAGATACAAAACGAATTCACATTGAAAATAATTCTTTACAAGATCCACATTATACACAAGTTCTCTTACCTCTAATTTATAGCAAAGCCAATGATTATGGATTTACAATACCAATAACAGAGGATAAACGTAGAAAAGCAGATAAGTTTTTCAGAATAGAAGGAACGCTAGAACCACTTAATAGATTAGGTAACTTAATTTTCAATATAAAAGAAAAAGAAGAGCCAAATATGATACGAATGCACGACCAGATGATTGGTGTTTCTGAAAACGCCAAAGTGATGGATGCACCAGATGCTTTAGAAGGTGCGTGTTGGCTAATTCAAAATAGAGCAGTTCAAAAAAATATGGGTTATTCATTTGGCTCAGTTAACTCAAGAAGATATTAAACTATGTTTTTAAAATACGAAGATTTAGGCAGTACGATGTATGGCTTTCAAATACATCAAATTACGGAAGGCAATAGCGATATTGTAGATATTGCTTTAGCAGCAGCTGAAGAAGAAATACGAAGTTATCTAACTGGTAACAATCGTAAAGAATGGTTGGATGGCCGTATTCAGTATGATGTAGAAGCAATTTTAAGCAAAACAGGTTTAGAGCGTAACCAGTTAATAGTAAAGCAAGGAATTACCATTGCTAAATATTGGCTAATTGATTTATCTAATGCCGATATGATTTATGAACAAGCAAAGGAACGCTACGATAGATCAACCGAGTGGCTTACTAAATTAGCCAATGGCGAATTAACCTTAGGCACCTTACCAACATTAGCAGATACAAATGATGAAGGCGAAACCAAACAAGCGTTTAGTTTTGGCTCACGTAAAAAATTTAACCACGAATAGTTATGGCAAAGAGTAGAAGACAAAGAAAAAAGGCATACCATAAAAATAATACGCAAGTAGTGAATTTAGCCAATGTTAAAACAAATGCTAAAGCACCAAAATATACAGCGAGTATTGCGCCAAAAGCAGTTGCACGTACAAGGCAGGACATTGCGAGTTGGAATAGAGCCTTACAGCTTACTAAATTAGAGGACAATCCAAAGTGGTATTTATTACAGCAGTTGTACGATGAAGTTTCGTTAGATGCTTTGTTTACTTCGCAGTATGAAAATAGACAATTAAAGGCTTTGTCTGAACGTATCGTGTTAAAAAAACCGAATGGCGATGTAGATGAAGAGCAAACTAAATTATTGAACGATGCCATTTTTACCAATGAAATTAATCGCCATATTTTAGATAGTAAATATCGAGGAGTTTCATTAATTGAATTGTCTTTTGACGCTGATGGATTGTTACAGGTCGATTTGATACCACGTGAAAATTTAGATCCTGAAGGTGGCTTTTTATATCCAGACTATTCTGAAGATAAAAAGATTGATTATCGTAATGTTTCAGAATATAATACTTGGTTACTTGAGTTTGGTCAAAAAAAGAGTACAGGCTTAATCAATAATGCCATACCTCATATTTTATTTAAACGATTTGCGATTAGTTGTTGGTCTGAATTAGCAGAAATTAACGGAATACCACCAAGAGTATTAAAAACTAATACACAAGATCCTGACGCATTAAAACGTGGTGAGCGTATGATGAAAGATATGGGAGCAGCTGCGTGGTTTATTATTGATGAAAACGAAAGCTTTGAATGGGCAGCAGCTGCAGTTCAATCTGGTGACGTTTATAAAAATTTAATCAATTTATGTAATAACGAAATTTCGTTATTAATGACTGGAGCAGTTATCGGTCAAGATACCAAAAACGGAAGTCGTTCCAAAGATGAAAGCGGACAGGAAATGTTACGCACTTTAATTGAAAGTGATTTGCGTTTGGTTGAGCAGTACTGGAATTCAAAAGTAATACCTGCATTGGTACAAATTGGCGTTTTAAAAGGTGAGTTAACGTATGGTTATGAACCAACCGAAGACATAGACCAACTTTGGGCGATGACTAAAGAAATACTGCCATACAAAAATGTAGAAGATGAGTGGATTAAAAATAAGTTTGGTATTGAAGTAACAGGCGAC